CCTCTTCGAAGACCAATCCCTCTGACCAATTAACGAGTCCATAAACGTTTTCGCCCACGATATAGGTTGGCTTAATCTCTTGAATGACTCTAAGCATCTCCGGGAAGAGATGTCGCTCGTCATCTTTCCCAAGTCTTTTTCCTGCGCTTGAGTATGGTTGACATGGGAATCCTCCGGTAAGGATGATGTCATCATCTCTCCATCCAGGTCCGTATCGTCTTGAAAGTTCAGTGTGTATTGTTTCATACGTTAGTGTTTTAACATCGTTGTGCGAATAACAATCAGGCCAATAGTGCTTGCGTACACGATTTCCAAACTCATTGATGTCGCAAGATACATAGTTGCGCCATCCCATCCATTGAGCTGCAAGTTCGAAGCCTCCAATTCCGCTGAAAAGAGATATGTGTATCATACCGGGTCTCTGAGTTGCTGGTAGATGCTTGGCAGATTGCTTGGTACTGGGCAGATCTCATCGTCAAGCTTTCGAAGTTTCGAAGATATGACATCGAGTTCAGCTTCCAAAAGCTGGATAAAGTCTCGCTTGTGTCTGCCGTAATCATAGCTACGATTATATAAGTGCTGAGTCTTGAATTGGTACTTGCCGTTGCGCCAGTCCTCGATGCGCTGGCTCAGGTCGAGATACCTATCGAAGAGGTCATCCCGGTAGTGTATCAGTGATTGCTTGAGTTGGTTCATCTGAGATTTGTATGTTACCGTTGATAAATTCCACCATGCCTGCATAGAGGAGTTGCTTCTTTTCAAGTGGTAGTTCGAACATGAGCTTGAGCAGGTCACCCCACACGGCACTGTGTTCGCTGAGTTCATCCATGTCATAGAGATCCTTTATATGGTTGTTCAATGACCTTGCACCGTTGAGGTAGCGGTTGAGTATCATCTTGGACTCCATCTTCAAGTTGTCCTTCAAGAAGTACGCCCAGCCCTCAGCTTGTTGGCTGAGGGTGATGAACATGAATAGGGCAAATTGCCTATTGGTTATATTGTTAAATGTTACTTTTTCCATGTGATGGCGTAGGTTGAAGTGCTGCGTTTGATTGGTGCGTGGATAGTTATGATCTCTCCAGTGGACTGGTCAACGATAGTCATCGGCTCTTTGATGCTGCGCAGGAACTTCTCTCTCTCCTTCATTTTGTCCTTCAGGAACGCCAGTGTCTCGTTGAACTCGTTCCACGTAGGGTCTCCGCAGCCTGAATAGTCATAGCTGACTCCGGCTTCCTTCAGGGCGAATGTAGCACCGTGCTTGGTGCATTCCTCGCCTTTGGCGTACTTGTGCAGCTCATCACAGACAAGTTCACGAATGCGCTCCTTTGTAGCCTCCAGCACCTCAGTCAGGTACTTGGCTTGGATTGCGATGCTGATGGCATCGCTATGACCATTATCGATGAGTTCAAGCAGTTGGTCTGCGTGTTGCTTGATAAGGTCCTTTGTGATGTCATAGGACCCAAGCATCACTTGGTCACGAATGTCGAGGGGATGGGTGGAGTTCATAGGATTGCTATGTGAATATGTTCGACTTCTTTGTATAATGTAATTATTGAATTTTTTACCTTAATAGTAACAGCATGTTCGGTTTCACCGGTAAATTCGAATAGGTAAAAACCTATGTATATATTCCCATCACTAATCGAATAAATTTTTGTTTTTGGATTGTAATGCACGTACTTGATGAATGTCTCAGTCATTGGTTACCTCCTTCATCTGTTGAGCAGTCAGCTTGTACTTGCTTGTGACTTGATTGATGTCACCGCCATTGGCAATCCATTTCTTAATCTCTGGTATCTTGGCATCAGGCAGTGGAATCAGTACTGACCCGGTAGAGCTTGAACCATCATCATCATCTTCGGCATTTATGCAGAGTAGTGCTGATATGCAGTAGCGTTTTAGGTATGTTAGTCCGCCTCCTGCGTTCTGGAGATTATTCGTATTGTTCCCGGTCATAGGTACGAATGCGACCTTGCTTGCGATGAACTGACCGCTCTCGTGGGTGAGCATCGTCACCACCTCTCCCCCTGCAAGATATTGGTGCAGGACCAGTCCGCAGTCGGTCAGGACTGGCTTGATCTTGGAGAGGATTTCGTCAAGAGTAGTGTAAGACCTTGTGCGATTTCCACCTACCGGAACGGTTCTGTCCTTGCTGATGCGCAGTTCAGACTTGTGGAACTTGAGTAATGCAGGAATCATCTTGTCCTGCTTCTCGGACTGCCATAGCGAGTCCGTGTGCCACATGATGCCAGTGGCTTGGCTTGTTGTTGTTGTCATAGTTAGTTGGGTTGTTATAGATTATTTTTTCTTAGTTCGTAATATTTTTTTAGAATGGTCACATGAACGGATGAAGTTGTTAATCTCATCCCGAAAGAAATATAATCGACCACCTCGTCGATGGCATGGCAACTTGCCCTCATTACTTAGAACGTAAACTCGGGATTCTGACAACCTTAACAACTTACTTGCCTCCGATATTCCAATAGGTGCATCGTCTTCATAGATTTTTTTTGGTTGCTCTATCATTTGTTCATAGATAGCTTGTTCTTGCTCAGGTGTGAGGTTAATGATTAGTTTCATAGTTTTTGTTTTTTATCTGAATTTAAAGTCTTTTGTCATCTGATCGCAAAGCTCATACAGTTCCAGAGCAGCAGCGAGGTCGATTAGTTCATCTGCGTACTCATCATCTTGCGTGACATCGAATTCCGTCCGGATGATGTTGCCAAGCATGGCAAGATGCTTAGAGGTCAATACTAAAGAGGAGTGTTCCATTGGCGGTTACGTGCATAGAGGTTTGACAATCTTCGAGCAATTCACACCAGCGCAGGTACTGGGTGAATGAGTTGGTGACGAGCATCCTAATCATTGCGCTTGTATAGTGGTTTGATAACACTTTTCAGGTACTCGATACGCTCGGCACGTTGTTGTATAAGCTTCTGTGCGTGGGCGATGACCATCTTGGCAGTGTCTGTCATCGCAGTTCCTCGCAGTGCTGCCTGCACGGTGGCAGTGCTACACCCGACTTCGTTGGCGATTGTGGTTACATCGCCAAACTTGAGGTCTGACCTCAATTGTTTTAATTCGTGTTGTTTCATATTTTTTCTTCAATTTTCCAAAAGTTAGGACGAGCATCGACTGCTCGTTTATAGATTTTTTGAATTACACCAACTTCTCCGGTCCGTCCTTTGAAGAACTCATACCCCTCAGGAGTGACGGAGGCATAAACCATGGGATTCTCCTCGTCAAATTTCTTTGCTTGTTCCTGCCGTTTTTTATCAGCAGCAGCTTCAGCTTGCTGGTAGTAGATGACATCTATGGAATAGATATCATTGCGACAAGATAAATCCTTACCCCCGTTTTCTGAGCCTATGAGGACAAGCTCAGATTCTCTGGGTACATAATCAATTATGTCACCAGAATCAGTGACCAACTGATTATCCACCATTCGGACAAGTACTCGCCCATCTTTGGGCATAATTAATCTGTAACCCCACGGACTATTTGGGTCATGCCCTTGGTCAATAGCATACTCGTGGACATTATTGTCCCACAAATGGGACAAATTTGAATAATTGTAACTTACCATCTTTTCCATTTAGTATCTGTTTTTGTATTCTGAATTATCCCAAGCAGCCTGATCGCACACAAGCATGATAGTCACTTGACCATCTTCATCACGCACGAGTGCGCCTTGCACCTCTTGCCCTTCGTAGGTCACAGTTGTTGCAGTTACATTGTACACGCAGCAGGCAGCTGCGAATGCGATTGCGTCTTGATAAATTTGGTAGTTCATAGTTTTTTTTTGTTGTTGTTTGATGGAGCAAATATACAACGACTTTCGTAGTTCGCAAGTATGAAAAGCACGAAAGCACAACTATTTTGCTAACTGATTGATATTCAGTAGCAATATTTTAACCTCAGAATACCTTTCCGTTGGTGATTATGCGGTTCTGAAGCCAAAACTCACCCGATTCCTCCACTTGACAACGTGCGAAACCGTGCAGCCATCGGTTGTAAGGCATATAGGTCGCATTTAACTGGCAAAGACACCCGGTGCTATAAGTCACGTATATCCTTCCATCGAGGGTCTTTTCGTAGTGTGTGCTTGGCTGATGACAGTCTCCCTGAAGAGCAGAGGTCATGGCTCTGGTCCACAGACCACGTGCTGGGTTGACTGGCGATGACATACCACGCCTGAACTCGTGACCATGCAGGACATTCAAGTTTCCAATCTTCACTATGCGCTTGTCCTTGACTATCGATAGACCCTTCTCCACTCGCTTGAGTATGCAGGCTTGGAGTTCAAACTCAGGTATGCCCTTCATCTCACCTGCTCTCTTCAAGATATAGTTGTCGAATCGCTCCTCGTGATTGCCGAACTTCAGTACGATCTCAACACCGAACACATCTTGCAGCATCTTAATGAGATCACAACCACCGTCCAGTTCATCCTTGACACGCATGAGTCGAGGGTCCTTCATGTAGTCCGATGCCTGATAGAAGTCAAACCAGTCACCGTTGATGAATATCTTGTCGAGATTCTTGTACTGTTGCTTGGCGTACTTGACTGCTATGCGAAACGCATCTTTGTCATAATATGGAAACTGCAAATCGGATAGTATGAGGATGTCTTTTGCCTTGATGACATAAGGTGAATTGTCTATCTCGACTCGTGGTGAGTTGTCTTGAATTGTCTTGTCAAAATGTGACAAGTCTATCTCTTTCGGTCTATTGATGACACCACGCAAGCAACCACGCACCTCTTCCAAATCATTAAACAGATGTCCGACTTCTGATTCTAATATGATACGAGCCATATTGCGGACAGTTTTGATTTTGTCCTTGTTCGGATAGTTCCTTAAAAAGTCACGGATGACCTCTGTCTTTGTGATTTTTTTCATTAATTATTCAACGATTGAAAGAAGTATCTACGAGTGTCATTCTGCCAAGCCTGCCATTGCTCAGATACTGCATCAAGCTTCTCGTCTGAAATCAGTATCTCGCCATCCATCAGAACCAGTTCAATCGTTTTCTTATCTACCCCCTCGCAGATGTAGCCTATCGATTCAAAAGGAACTACTGCTCGCCTGCGATAGGTCTTCTCTTGCCCGGTCAATTCGTCCTCATCCGTGATGAGGATAGTGAGTTGTAGTAGCTGGTCCATACTACTAAGTTACAACCTCTCATCGCCCTATGATGATATTTTCTGCATTGAAATACAATACTTTCCATCCGCTACATAGTTTGCGGATAGCTTGGTCATTGCCATCATGCTCGACACACCAACAACGCACGGTTGTCAGGATTGGGAATAACCCTAAGAACAACTGAACACTGCCTCCCTCGACATCAATCGAAACGAAATCAAAGTCAGTACCAGTGGTCTCAAGCATCTTCTCGTAGTGCGTGGTCCTTCGTTGTATGGTCGTGAATGGTGTCTCCTTCTCCCACTTGCGCACGTTCTCAAGATTCATCGTGGCAGTCGCTTGCAGATTATCGTAGAAGACCACATCAGCATCATTGTCCGTGCTGACTATCATGTTCAGCTTCGTGATGTCATTGCTTGGTACGTTCTCGCATAGCAGTTCGTACACACTCGGAGAACCCTCAACCATGACTCCAGTCCATCCACGTTGAACGAGTGCATAGGTGTTACTTAGTGCCTTGCCATCATATGCGCCAATGTCGAGGAAGCGACCTACCTTGCCTTTGAAATATTCAAGGATGTGCTTTTCCTCTTGATTCTGACTGAACATATCTATTCTTTGGTTGAGACTTGTGTGCTATCCATGCACACGCAGGAACAATGCTGATGAGAGCTGGAATCAAGATGACGAGTATCACGATTATGGTAGATTATCGTCAGACATATCGCCAGAATCAACAGTGGTATCTCCACCCGTAGAAGATTTATCATCTTTCGTGAAATTAGTCAAGAATTTACCCACTACGCCACTGCCAAGACAAAGCATGGCGATGTCCTTCTCTCCTTCCATGATGCCATAGCTTGAGGCAAGCGTACCGACTCCAAGCAGCGTGTCACCGACCGCTCGCATCGTCTTGGTTGTAGGCTTCCAATAGTTGCTCCACTTAATCATAGTAGTTGAATTTGCATCGTTGTAGGTGCTGGGCATTGCCCTCCGTAGTATGGCATCAGGTTGTATCCGAATGATGGCTTCTTGGAATACATCATGTATGCTGATTTGTCATTCAGCTTGAACTCGATGACACCAGTCACCGGATCATAGTTGATGGATACCTGATTCATCACCTCCACATTCGCCCACGCAAAACCTTTGATGTATCGCTTGCCGTCCTCGTATGTGTACATAGCAAGGCGTATCTTATTGTCGACTGCCTTCCATCCTATTCGGATGCTATTGCTATGATGCCATCCGTAGGACCAGCCGAAAAGCTTATTGAAATCCCCATCACACTCAAATACTCCCGGTAGTTCCAAGCACGATGCGCTGAACTTGACCATGTAACTCATCGAGGTTCTGCCCCAGTGAGTATTGCCAAGACTCCATCCGGTAGAGTAGTGAGAGTTCTGAGGGATGATGATTATCATTTCACGCTGACCCCTTGCAAATATTGTTTCTGACCATTGGTATCGTAACCGTTAATGCTCATATTGATGGGCAATACACTTACCC